TTTCACTAGCACATTCTGGACAATGCCACTTTTCACCGCCTTTCAAAACTGCCATGTTTGTGTTGTGGTAAATGTACGGTGACATAACCATATAAACATCCTCTAAAACTGCCACATCTTGAACACAATATTCAACCATCTTTTTTAGTGAAGACTTATTTTTATGTTCGCAAATGTCAATCCACAACTTCATGCCCTCATGGTCAAGTTTGCGCCCTACGTTCAACACCTTACCGAGATAGTCAAGTTTATTACTAGCGAAGCGAAAGTATTGGCGTGACTTCTTTAGCGTGTCAAGTGTGCGATAAATAGGAAACATTAAATTGCCAGTTAATATTGCCCTTGTGCGAAGTTCTTTGATGTCGAATTTATCACCGTTGTGCGCCACTATCTCATCAGCGTGTTTAATTACTTGGATAAAGTCTTTTACTAGCTTGGTATCATCTTGGTTTTCATCCCACTTTAGAACGTGAACTTTGTCTTCATACTGCCATTTGTAAGCTATGCAGATAATTTTCTTTTGCCTTAAAATATTGTCGGGATTAATATTGACTTTCCAAAATTGAAATGTAGGCACAATGTAATAACTTGTTTCGATGTCAAAAAATAGCCTTTTAATTTCGCTATTTTGTTTTTTAAGGTTTGCCTTATTTATAAACCTGCTGACCTCTCTTCTAAAACTTTCTGGTTTAACGTCTATCTTAAACTTCTTGAAAATCTCATCCGCAATTTGAGTAATGTTTTGGGTGCTTTCATACCTTACTCGAATATACTCTTGGATTTCTTTAGTTAAAACCATAGTTTGTTTATTTAATTATGGCGAAATTACCGTAATTAATTGTCATAATGCTTTATTTACGTATACTTTAAATCCTAAATCATTCAACTGCTTTAGTCGGTATTCCTGCAAAGGTTTCAAAGTGTCGGTCTTTTCTTTGCACTCAATAAAGATAGCCTCACCGTCTTTCAAACATAGCAAATCTGGAATTCCGTTTTTTGATGTCCTAATTAAATTAATCACAAAGTAACCTTTTGCCTCCATTTCTTTTATGACTTTGGTTTGGTGTTTACTTGCCATTTCTTAAATGTTTGTAGGACAAAATCCTTTTTTTTAGCTACTGACTTATAAATCTGCCACTCAATCCCATCTTTAGCAAACACCCAGTATACATCCGTATGCGTTCTATTGATTGTCGTACAGCGATCTCTCGATTGCCAGTAGCTAATCGCACTAAAATCAATATTATAATAAACTAAAGCCTCCGCACTTGACAAATTAATGCCTTCACGTCCACTTATTATTTGCAAAGCTATGGTTTTATTTGAATTATTGAACTCCTCGATGTTGTCGGTAACGTCAAAATGTTTCTTAATAGCGTCCAATTCAGCAATAAATTTGTAGAATATAGCTATTTTTTTACCTGCAAACCTTTGTTTTATTGCCACTGCTTTGCTGTCGTCAAAGTCTATTCGATTGCCGTCCTCAAACTTCACCGTTCCACTATACATTTGATGTACTTTTTGCATTAACTTGACCGATGTGTCAGCTAAAACCACTCCGGTTTTACCCTCAATAATCAAATCCTTACTTAGTCGGTCAATAATTGAATAGGTTGACGGCTTCATTTCTACTGTCATGAAGTGTTCGTTTATTTCGCTCACAAATCCTGCTTCTTTTTGCGTATAGGTCAACATTATTGGCTCGATGTACTTTATAACCTTTTCGTAGCTAACCACGCTGTAATCGTTTGACGTGCCGTATGAAGTGTATTTTAGTTTTATAGTGCCGAAGTCATTGTGCCATTTATAGAAATTCGGATAGTTTTTAAACGGTGAATAGTTGGAAACAAATAACTGATGGAAGATTTGAGCGTTGCTTTCGGGTAGTAGCGTTCCTGTCATTAAAATAACCTTGCAACCGTTTGCACATATTCGCTTCGCTTGTTTTGTTCTGATGCTAGGTTTCGGGAATGCTGCCAAACTATGGCTTTCGTCAAAGATTACTAGGTCATAAGTTGCTTTATGTTTATGAAGTTGCTCGTAGTTAATTATCGTAATCGGATACGTGTAACCTGCTGTGGTGTAGTCTTTCTGGATGCTGCTAATTGCTTTTAGCTTAGTGACAAATAAAACATTTGAGTAGTTACTGCCTATTGATAGTGCGATGTGGCTCTTTCCTGTCCTCACTTCATAATTAAGTATCAACAAGCCTTTAGCCTTTAATATCTCGCCACCTTTACTTACTGCTTCGCTTTGGTATTCTCTTAGTTGGAACATATTAGAAAGGTGCTTCGGTTAATTTTAAATCAATAGAGAACCAACGCTCATGATGTGACTTTCCTTCGTTATAATCATGGTCAACAAACCTTGCATAGCTTTCAAGCCACTTTTTGAACTTCTTATTTGTTAGCCACTTTTTATAATCTTGGTACTCGTTGGTGAAGTTTTCAAAAATTGTAGTTTTATTTATACGCTCATTGTGTATTATCGCTCCGTCCTTTGTCCATTCGTAAAACTCAAATGAAGTTTCTTTGATGAACTTGCGCACCACTAGGTTATTGAACTCATTTTGAACTAAGCCGTTGGTCAAATAATACTGCAAACAATTAACCATGTAGCTGTCAAACCTTGCCCATTCGCTTTCGCTCCAGTCATCAAATAGTAAATGACCGAAGTGGTCTAGTGGTGTACGGTTAGCACTAAAGTAGCTACTCATCTCAATCTCAAACTTTCTGCGCTCAAATGAACCACCAACACCACCAACGGTGTAATTAGTTGTGATTAATATTTTCGGACTTTTTTGGATGGGTAGTTTAATCGCATCTTGTCCTTTGTACTCTAAAGTGATACCCTCAGTGATTAAGCTAAAAAGACTTTCAAAACTAAAGTTCTTTTTAACATCGTCAAATACTAATAGTTGGCAATCGGTTGAAACGGTTTGATAAGGGAAGGACTTATTAAATTCAAATGTCTTGCCGTCAATCATGCTGACCTTTTTCATTTTGGCTATGGCGTTCCAAAATAAACCTTTGCCACTTCCACCATTCGGGTTCTCGCTTATTGTTTCATCATTGAAAATAATCGCTTTATTATTTGCGGAGGTCTTAAAGGTGTGAAGGAGATAACCAATCACTGACTTAAAGGTGTTGTACTTTTGAATGTCCTTGCCACTTACTAACCAAATGAACTCCCGAAAGATAGCTGGGTGATGATCCGTTTCAGTAAACTCACGGTTTATTATTTGGTTTTTCCAAACATATCCATCTAACTTTAGATAGTCTATTTGTTCTACTCCGTCCTTAGTTACTCTCAAAGCGCAGTTGGAATAGTAAATAAAGCATTCGGTTGGTGTATCTTCTTTTAGCTGAATGTCTGCTGACTTCAAAAAAGATAGATAGTTTGGTGTAAAAAATTGTGGGTTTCCTGCAATGTAGTCATAAGGCTTCGCACCTATTTTATCATTGCTTAGCAAGTAATCGAGGACAAAATCTTTGATTTTCTTTTCGTTGGTTTCTTCAATAAAGTTCTGCTCTTTACGAATAAAAGTGTAAGTGTTACCGTTAGCCGGATAGTACTTCATAAAGTTGTTTTGCTCGAGCCACCGTTTGAACTTTAGCGGACTTAATATAATTCGCCCTTTATCGGTTATGTTCCAAAACTCATCAACCTCCATCGAACCTTTTACTCGTTCAATAGTTTCTAGGTCTTGGATTTCGATGTTATCACGTTGTAGTGATGCCTTTATTTGCTTTGGGTTTTTACCGCTCAATATTTGCTTTTCGATGGAAGAACGGATTTGACTATCCTCAAAGAACCTAGTGTTAAACGTATTCTTACCACGTTTATAGGCTGAATTACAAACCTGCTCAATCTCATTACTATCAAAGTCGCTTTCTTCGTATTTCAATAGCTGTGATAGTGCTGTGTGCTTACTGATGCCAAAGTCATTAAAAGCCATTGCCAGTTTAAATAGGTTTTGATTTCTACTTCCATTTTGTAGGCTGTACTTTTTATTGAACCATTTTAAAAGGTTATCCAATATTTGACTTTCTGAACTCATAGGAACAACAACATCAACGTGCTGTTTGCCTATTTCGCTATATTCTTCCAACTCAATCGCATCCCATTGTATAGCTTCTGTGTTGATGTATATTTCTGGATCATAACTTTCAAAGCAGAAACGGCATATATCTTTGCAAGACTTATCGAAGTTAGGGCAATTAAAATGACTTTCTAAAGCATTAAAATATAGCGCAAAGTTTTCCGCATCCTTTGGTATTTTAACTAATGCTTTTACACCAAGTGCTGAAGGAGAAATAAAAGCAGCATAAACAAACGGTTCATTACTTAGTAGCTTCTTATATTCTACTGCTTCGGCTTCGGTTTTGAATTTATCAAAGTCAAGTATTAAGAACCCCGAAGGTTCGATTAATCCACTTGCTGACCTTGTGGTGAATGTGCCATTAAAGCAAACACCTGATAAGGACTTCTTATCCTTTTCGTCTTTTGTTTTGCGATACTTTAGGACTTTGTCTTTGCTTTCACCTTGCTTAATTCTGTTTAGGCAAAAGTCAACTGACCTTTGGAAAGGGTTGGCAACGTCTGTTACCGATTTAAATATTGAAACCATAGTTGAAAAAAAGTGCCCCAAAGAATACAAGTGATGGAAGCACAAGCAATCGATGGGGCAATAAGTTTATAATTGTATCTTCCATATACAGTGGCAAAAATATAAATTGACAATTAACAAACAAACTATTTGTAAAATATATTTTTTGCGGCACGTTTGCGCCAATTTAACAAATTCATAAAATATTGATTTTCAACTGCTTAAATAGTTTTGCGCCAATAATCCGATTATTTTCGGGAAAACCTCTGGAAAAAACGTGTTTTTTAAAAAACGTGTTTTCCATAAAAGAAAATAGGAAAAGCAGGTGAATAATTGGCGCAAATAAAAAACCCCCGATTTCTGGTCGAGGGTTTCTGTTCATTGTTTGATTAGCTAAATAGTCAATCATTAAAATAGTGAAGTTTGATTAACATTTGATTTCTTAATTATACCAAGTGCTGTTTCAAAGATAGTGCGCCCTGCTTCATAATCTACAAGGTTTCTAGCCACCTTATCAAGCCTTTGTTCGCCTTTGTATTTTCTAAAATCGTAATCGTGAAAATTACAAAGAGTTTCAATTTCATTGTCCATTGCACACAAAATTCCATCTAAATTCCGTTCATTTATGTTATTAGGCAAATTGAAGTTTGTCCAGTATAAATGCCTACCTCTTTTTTTAGCTGGTATTAAAGGCTCATAGTAAGGTATTACATTTTCGACTACATATTTACCATCAAAGAAATTATCTAAGAAAATTACTTCTTCATAAAGTTTCATATCAGGATATATAAAATTAAAGTTTTCTCTTGTCTTTTGAGTAATTCTAACTTTGCTATGGCTCGGACAAGGTGGTGAACTCCAGATAAAATCAAACTCTTTAAAGTGGTCTAAAAGATATTGGTGAGCGTCCGTAACAATTACATTGTCATTTGGGAAACGCTCTTGGTACATTCTAGCTAATTCATGGTCTAACTCAATAGCCGTAACTTCAATATCAATATTGGCTTCTTTTGCTACTTCCTCCCATTTGTAACGGTTGCCACCCAAACAGGCGTATAAGTTTAGTATCTTCATAGCTTAATACTTCACCTTAATTAACTCTGTAAAATCTTTCTCAAGTTCTAAAACCTTATCAGTAGGTAAGAAAAACATCCGCTCGTTGATGCTAGTCACGGCTCTTATTTTCTCATCGCTGTTTTGCATTTCGGCTCGGATTACCTTTTGGCTTTCAATTCCAACATACGAAAGTAATTGATTAACGCCTGTGTTATACGCTGTTTTCAAACGGTGCAGCACGTTTTTAACGCCACTACTTCCGCTTAGTTTTAAATAGTATTCATGCTCGATGTTCAGCATCTTTGAATAGTATAGCTGTCTGAAGATTGACGCTGTCAGTTGGTTGAGGTGTTGCTCCTGTTGCTCTGTCATTTTGTTTGGCTTTTAAAATTTGGTTATAATTTTCAATAATGTGTCTAAGTTCTTCAAAGCAAATGTTGAGGGTTTGTCTTATCTCCTCCCAGTCGGTGCCAACCTTTCGCATTTCAAATGCTTTCTTGTTGGCAATTAGTTCAACATGGTATGGCTTTGTGAAGTCTCGTCTGTAACTCATTTGACTTGTAGGTTTTGCTTTTCAATAATGGTTGCACCTTCAACAAGTACACCGCTTTCAATATCGCTTTTAATCGCTGTTTTGTTCACCGTTGGTTTGTAGTCAAAGTATTTAGCATCCAAAAGACTTTCATCGCTAATATGCACCGACTTTGACGAACGGAAAGACATTTTGACTAGTGGTGTCTTTACTTCGCTCAATTCGTATTTCTGCATAGCAAAACCAATCGTTTCTTTCAGTTTAGCAGTTGCACTATCAATGCCGTCTTTCATAGCCTTTAATCGCTTTATTTCAGCGTCTATTGCTTTGCTGTCTGCTTCGTTGGATAGTATCACCAATCCGTAATTAGCCGATTTCTCGGCTAACTCGGTTTGAGTGATTGCTAACTTATTGAATAGTTCATCTGTTATTTCGCCTTGTGATGCAATTAGTTCATCATTTATGGCTTGTAGTTGCTGGTCGATGTGGTATAAGGCTCTCATTATTTCTTAACTTTTAGGTTAATTAATTCATTTTCCATTGGCTCGAGTAGTTGAAACTTCTTTTTAACGTCCTCGATAGTTGCTTTGCCTTGCAGTAAAGCGTTTGTCACGTTGGTGAAGTCAATCGTGCCACGTTCTAGGAATGGTTTGGCTTGTGGCTTTGATGCAGGTTGTGCCATATTGTTACTGTCTGCGTCTGCTTCTGTTTCGTCAATTAGGAATAAGCCGTTCAAAGCGTACTTTCTCGCATAGCTTGACGCTGTGCCGGTGCATTGTTCTGCGCTCATACCTTTGTGCTCTGATAGTTCCGCAAAGCCTGTAACGGATAATGCCGTATCTTCGTTTTGAATAGTAGCAGTTGCCACTAAGTATAACTTATTGCCTATCGCTTGGATGCTATCGGTTAGCGTTAGTAGACATTCGTGCTTTAGCAGAATAGGCTTCACGGCTTCGAGTATGTCCTCCGCTGACCGGTATTTGTAGTTTCCGAATTTGTTGACGTTGCCCTTTGGGACTTTCAGTTCGTTTTGGATTTGGATTAGTTTTTTCATAGTATTTGGTTTGGTTGGTTAAAAATTAAAATGGAAGTCCGCCATCGTCATCAGTTGCACTCGCTGACGTTGCTGGTGCTTTGTAATCGCTTTTAGGTTGCCATTCATTTAATACCGCATAATGTGTGTTACCTTGTTTGTCTGCTTCTTTACGTCTAAGCAAATCAATGTTCACGTACCCTTTAGCGTTGGTATGTTTGTTTAGTTCCTCGATTAGTGTTTTGGCGTTAATTGATACGCTCACCACTTCACCGAATTTGGTTTCTTTGACTTTGATAAATAAGCCGTTGATGTAGGTTTTGTCTGACATTTGTTTATGGTTTAATTGTTAAAAAAGAAATCGAATTGACCGTAATAAAAATCAACTGCAATTCTTACATTGTAAGATTTTGCTTTATTGATTATATCGCTTAGGCTGTGCGAACTTACCCACGTTTTGCATTTTGGTTTAGCGTAGTAAAATTCAACATTTGAGCAACTTACTATTGGCGTAAATTTATCGCCTAGTATTTCTTGAATGATTTGTAGTTTGTTCATAGTGGTTTGGTTTAGTTGACGCAAAAATATAAAAATAAATTAAAATCAAAGTTTTTTTAAACTTTATTTTTTGGCTAAAAATCATGCTCACGTTCCGGCATTCTGCCGTTCTTAATAAAGAAAATCTCTTGCCTTTCCTCCGCTATGTCATCGCTATCTTTGCCGTTCTCAATCGCTTCTTCAACTTGCTTTAATTCGGATGGACTTTTAACTTCTGAAACGGTTTCATCTTGTAACCACTTGGTGACGTTGTGCAGGAATAGTTGTTTGTCGGCTACTTCATACCATCCGCAGTAAAGATTGCCGTTAAGTTCAATTTCGAATTTTTTCATAGTTTGGTTTATTTGTTTAGTTTTGTAATGTACTTTTTTCATAGGGTATTGGTTAAGAATTTGGGCGGCTGGTTACCGCCCTTTTTTATATGCCTTTCAGCCAACAAAGCAAAGCGATTGAACCACTTGCTGCTGCTGCATAAATAAGCAACTGAATGACTGGGTTAACCTCGTTCCAATTCTTGATGATGTGCAGGATTAACTTCATGGCTTTGATTTTCTTAGGTTAGATAATACTTCCATCGCAGTTTGTGCGCCTTGCTCCATCATTGGGAGTGCTTCGGGAAGCCATGCATTTCCAGTGCGGCGTTTCTTTGCCGCTAGTATTCGGCTATTAAAATAAGTCAAAGCCATTTCGACTTCACTTTCTGTTCTGTCTTTTAGATAGCTGTACGCCTCGATAGTTGTATTGCTCATTTTGTAGAATTTAAAAAGTTTAACCATGATGTTTTCGCCTCGTTGCGCATTTCAATCATTTGCTTGATTGCCTCATGCGCTTTCTTTGTTTTGCCGTTTAGAATATTATAGACGGCTGTTTCGCTCACGCCTAGTGCTTTCGCCACTTGTGCGATTGTGACGTTGTATTTGGTTAGGTCGTGCCAAAGCACTTTTAATTCTCGATTAGTTAGCATTTTGTAATTGGTTTATTCGGTTAGAAAATAATTGCAGTTCGCGAATTGCGATTTGGTTTAGGATGTACACCCCTTGCATATACTTGTGGTGCATCTTGTCTTTTAGTGCTTGGTTGGTTAGGCGTTGCACTTTGTCACGCCTGTTTTGTAGTTGGCTCATAGTTTTGGGTTTTGGTTTTGGTTTGGTTTAATTTTTTGTTTTGTCAATATCCTTTATTTCATCTTCGCTGAATAAATATTCGGGGTCTGCTAAGGTGGCATCTTCAACACTTGTGTAACTTGTGCCAAATTTTGCGTTTAATTCATCAAGGTCGAATTTCTCAAATTGCGGTTTTTGGTCGGTGTTGTCGTGGTTCATTAGTCGGTAAATTGTTTTCATAGTTTGGTTTTTAGTTGGTTATTTAATTTCGATATGCAAATCTAAAAAGGTTTATTGTATTAAAAAACTTTTTCCAAACTTTTTTTAAACTTTTTTTTGAGCAAAAAGCAATTACACAATAAAAAACGAATAAAAAAATACCCTAAAAAAAATAATTATTTGGCTAAAATAACCGCAGTCACCCCCAAAATAACGCCCAAACCGGCACCGGCAACGCCCCATCCAACCGATTTTATTAATGTTTTCCGCTTTTGTAGCTTTAGTTGCTTTCTTAATTCGTTGCGGTTATCAATAGCAACGTCTTTAGCTAAAGTGAGTAGGCTTATTGTTTCGTCTTTTAAGGCGATAACGGTATCGAGTGAGGCAATATACCTACTTGAAGCCAAAACAACGCTATCTGCCACGCTAATGACTTTATTCGAGTGTTCTATTTCCGCTTTGTTTCTATCGTTCAATTCGATTTGTTTAATCAAGTCTAAACGGCTAACTAAAATACTATCTGATTTGACTTGCCCAAATAGTTGCAAGGCTGTCATCACTAACATTAAGGTTACGGTAAATAACTTTCGGCTTGACTTTGCGTAGGCTGTCATAAGAATATGTTTTTAGTTCTAAATCGTGCTTTAATCCTGTGGCTTTCTTAATCGCTTTTAGTTCGTTTGCTTGGCTGACATCAATAGCACTTTCTAAGCGTTCTATTTCTTCATTTTGTTGTTCGATTAAAATATCCCTTGCGTCCATCTTAGCGTCCGTTTGCCCACCGCAATAGCTTAGACTGGTCAATACCAATATCAAAAGAAACATGGCGTAAATTGCCACTATCCAAGGGTGTTCTCTCATTGCTTATTCCTATAATGTGTTTTACCGCCAATCTTAACGGCTTCTAATACTTGCCTACGGTTAACACCGTTTGCCCTCAAAGAAACGTGAACCCATGCAGGTTCGTTGCTATCTCCAAACTCCCACAAAAGTTGGTCAAATTCTAAGTTGTTTTTAATGTAGTTAAATATCTCGCTATTCTTTACGCCTCCGAAAATGTCAGCATCAATATCAATAGCGCAACCGTTACAATGGTCTGAGTTAATCGAACCGCCAATAGCTTTGTTTATTTCTTTGGAGCGAAAAAAAGAACTAATACCAATCGGTTTGCCAAAGTGTTCACGAACTTTATCGAATACATTTGTAGCCACGTTCTTCATGGCTACTAACTGCCCATCATCTGGGATGTTGTTAATCTGTTTGCGAATAGCATAATCGCTTTTCGTTGCTTCTTTTAAACTAACATATTTGCTTATCTGCATAACTATTCTGATTTGCGTTCTAGCATATTAATCAAAGGTTTTAAAATGTCCAAGTTAGTAACGCCTTTTATATTCTCTCTCACGCTTTGTAATTCACTGACCGCAATAATAGCCACAACCGCTTTCACCATAAAGTCAGCATCGCCATAATAACCGCCAATCACGTGAGCGATTAGTATAGCTAAAAAGTAAGATAGAACCGCATAAAACTTTCTTATCATTTTATTGGATGTAATTAACTCTGCCTTTGTCTTTGCCGACATGATGCCAGTAATAAAGTCAATTAAACTAACTGCACCCACAACGAACAATGTTGATTGTAATGGTGCTAAATAAGTCAATACTGCCGCTAAAGCCAGTCCACCGTATTTAGAAGAAAGTAGTTTGTAGTCTATCATAAATTATCTACGAATGTTTGAGGGTCTTGTGCTGTTTCTTCCGTTACCGTTTCGCTGTATGCCTTTATCGCATCCCATCCGTTCCACCAATAGTTTATAATCAAAATCGCTTCATCAAAATATTCGTTTTCGCTGTCGGCTAAAACTGCGCTCAACTCCCATTCACCAACGTATTCAGCAGCTAATAGCCTACGTTTAAATTCCGCTTCGTGAAGTGTATTGATTTCAGCAAGGTGCGCTTCTTTATTCCATTGGCTTAACTCCAATTCATCAAACCCAAAACCAAAATCCAAAGAAACGGCTTCATCTTGTGTTTCTGCATCTTGCCAATTATCTTTTATTGCATCTTTCCAAACTCTAAATACTATCATCTTGTAAAGTTTAAATCTTGTGAAGCTAATTGATAATCAACATAAGTATTTCGGTTGGTTGCGCCAAGTGATTTTCTAAATCCATACATTGCGCCTAATACAACAGATGAAAGTGGCAATGAACCTAAAGTTCCCACACTAACTCCGTCAATAAAAAACTCGGCTGATGTTCCTGCTGCATTGACAACTATTCGCAAAATATACCATTGATTGACATTAACCACTATACCACTATCTGCTGTTGCACCTTGTGTTACAATCTGCCATTTACCACTATTTACGTTATCAGAATATCTAAATACAATAGGTTGGTTTAGGAAACTAGAACGGTTTGCTATTCCCGAAAATATATCATATCTATTTGTGCCGTCTGAAAGTGTTTCTATTCTTACTCGTGAAGTGTAATTAATCACACCACTTCCGCATCTTAGTCCCATATCGAAAGCACCGACTAGAGCATTTGAAGTTGTACTTGCTTGTGTTTCGCATTGCAGTACACCTCTAGCATCGCTAAAAGATGCAGACATTGTGCTAATTCTAGGTGTACCACCAATAACTATAAAAGCTGAATTACTTGTTGACGATAAGTTGGCAGTTTGATTAAGAACAAACCCAATAAAATCATCGTAGTAACTAACTTTTGATGGGTTGAAAGGGATTAAAGCTAGTTGGTCATTTACTGCTTTAACCGTTGGGTAAAGTGTATCATTAACCGTTGCGAAAGTAGTGGCTTTGTTAGCTACGTTTTCGGGGGTGAAGCCTAAAGCGTTTTGTTTCCCATCAAAAGTTGACCAATCTGCACTGCTTAATGCACCTCTGTTTGCTGCACTTGCAGTAGGCAAATTAAACGTATGTGTTCCCGTTGCTGAATTAATTGCAAAATCAGTTCCACTTGTACCAACTGCGAAGTTTTGCACTTGGTCAGTCAATCCGTTTAATGCCGTTATGCCCGTTGAAAATGTAGTTATAACTTGGCAAAGGTGATTGTTTTCTGTATGCAATTTAATTGTCCGACCGCTATTGTTTACATATATCCTAACTGCTAACCTATCGGTTGCTAATAATGCTGTTTGTGGAACTGCTAAAGCACTTATATATAAATCGGTAACCGTACCATTTGTAATACCTTCGGGAGTTGCTGAATTAGATGCAATTAAAGATAATGTCGTTCCGTTCCATTTGTATAATTCTACATAAAAAGATGGCGAACCCCCTCCACTTGACGCACTAAAATAGGTTTCAAAGTTCCAATTACCCGCTGGTATCTCTAAAAGATTTGGAACATTTGCATCCGTAATAAAAGATTGAATATATCCGTTAGTGTTTATTGTAAAGTCAGTTCCCGCACCTAATATTGGTACTCTGTCCATTTCTTTAAATGCTATTCCTCCAAAAGTACCTTGCGAAACCGAACCATTCAAATAAAATGATTGTGAAGCACCACCGCCTGTTGACGCTGGAAAGTTAGCAAGGCTACCATCACCCCTCACATATTGGCTAACTAAACCTGCACCTGTAACCGCTATATCTCCATTTGAAGTTATAGGACTATTTGCAACGGTAAATGCGCTTGGCATTGTTAACCCTACTGAAGTTACTGTTCCATTTGTAATTTCATCCGTTGTGGCTATTGTATAGCTTCCAACCGCTTTATTTGGAAACTCTAATATAATGCCAGTAGTAGTTGCGTTTGTGTTTTTTAAATTGCTTTCGTGTGTTCCATTGCCTAAACCTAAAGAACCATCATTAGATAGGTAAGCATAAGTGTCATTTGCTTCGTTTGCCGTTCCCACATAGCTATCTGCAACTTCGCTATAAATCCCTGCTGTATCACCTACGGTTATTACATTCGTTGTTATACTTCCCTCGTCTGTTACTTGTTGAAGTGTTGGAACACTAGCAACTTGCAACGCCCAAACTGCTGCACTTGCTGTTTCGTCACTACATACATAAACATCTCCATTGTCTAATATCCATCTTGACCCAATAACAAACCCTTTAGTAATGTCATCGTTAACCGTTGGTGTAGCTGTGAAGTTATGGCTCACTTCTCGAATGGTAAAGCCATCTTGTTGCATGGTGTATAAACGCCCTGCTTCCCATTTTAATTCGTAGTCTAATGAGCAAACTAGCGCAACTCCTTTTGCGCCACCGTTACCGGCATCCGTTACGCCCTTTCTTACTCGAGAACCGTTATCAAAAAATAAAGCATCGCCATCGCTGACAAATATATCTTCACCGCCTGTAGTGTTGCCTTCTACTAATACTTCGTTTAGTGTTTGGCTACCGCCACCACCTTGCACCTGCACCCAATCGCCCTGCTCGTTTAGAAAGTAATCCACTTCGCCACTTGGTGAGATACCTAAACAATCTTGTACCTCTTCGCAAATGTTACTAGGTAATTGAGTGGCTGGGAACGTCAAAACAAGCGAAACGCTTTTTGTTTCCGCTTGGATAGTTGTTGCGCTAAAGGTACAAACTATGTCAATTATCATTGCTAACCGAATTTATTACATCACATAAAACAATGTCGGTTATCTTGTTTACTTTGAACCCTGCGTCAAAGTCAGCATCATTTACTTTCGCCACTACTTCGGCATACACACGCCCTGCAATAAAATTAGAACTTGCACCCAAAACAATCGCTTTGACTTTGCCCAATAAACTGCTCACAACTTCCATTTCATTTAGTGCTATTTCAACTAAAATGTTTTCACGCCTTTGATATAGGTACAAAATAACATCTTCGCAGTTACTTATTTGGATAGGGTCGCCATCTTCACCAACTAACTGAATGTTGATGGTCAAGTCTTCACCCTGCACTAATTGTTTTACTGCTCCCATATTATCCGTCTATTGTTTTCGTCAAAGTAATATTTTCTATTTTTCACACCTGCACCAATAATGCTAAAAGGCAATTTGCTTTTCACTTGTTTGCAAAGCGTTTCACGCTCGTAAACCACTCCGTCAAGTGTCCAATTAACCTCGTTTAAATAATTAATCATTTCGTTTGCGTAGGCTGATGTCTGACCTGCTATTGAATTAAGCAATTCCGCACGTCTTTTATCGCTCACTTGACCAAATCCCTCTTGTTGAAACTGCTCTAATCCCCATTGCGTACCATGCAAACCTAAATAAGGCATATATCGCTTCATGGTGCAACCTGCTAACCAACGTTTCACAAACACATTATAGAAGTTCATCAACTCATAATCG